CAAGAAACGACTATGAAAAATATGTCGATGCAGGTTATTACATGCAAACAGTTGAAACAAATAGTAATATAGATCCTTCTGGAGATACTGTTGGTGAGGTTGAAGGTGTAGATCAGTATGCATCCGAATCAGAAGATAATGTTGTTACTCTGTTAGAAATGCATGTCTATGAATATTTTGATGATGAAGAAACAGAAGTTGGTATGCCATATGTCGTAACGATTGATTACGATAATCAGAATGTTGTTAGCATTCGTAGAAACTGGAATGAAGATGATGAAAAGAAATTAAAAAGAGATTGGTTTGTCAGCTATAAGTTTTTACCTGGTTTAGGGTTTTATGGTTTTGGTCTTTATCATGTGATTGGTGGATTAGGAAAAGCAGCTACTGGATCACTAAGAGCATTACTTGATTCGGCTGCATTTAGTAATATGCAAGGTGGATTTAAGTTAAGAGGTCGTGTTAATGGTGGTGAAATACAAGTCAATCCTGGTGAGTTTGTTGATTTAGATGCTACAGTTGACGATGTAAACAAGGCTATTATGCCATTGCCATTTAAAGAACCTAGTGGATCTCTGTTTAATTTATTAGGATTTATTGTTGATGCAGGTAAAAGATTTGCAAATACTGCTGATTTAAATGTCGGTGATGTAAATCCAAACGCACCAGTTGGTTCGACAGTTGCCTTAATAGAACAAGGTTCAAAAGCATTTTCAGCTATACACAAACGATTACATTATTCACAAGGTCAAGAGTTTAAATTACTTGCTAAATTAAATTCAGAAAACTTGGATGAAGTATTTAGATTTGCCATATCTGGTGCAAGTTCAGAAATTTATGCATCTGATTTTGACGATACAATTGATATTGTTCCAGTTAGTGATCCTAATATATTTTCAAGCACACAGCGTATTGCACAAGCTCAAGCATCATTGCAGATGGCTCAAGCAGCTCCACAATTGCATGATTTATATTCAGCTTATAAAAGAATGTATGAAGCTTTACGCATACCAAACATTGAAGAGATTTTAAAAGAACCAGAAGAAGCACCAAGATTAGATCCGATTGATGAAAATATGTCGGTGATGTATGGTAAACCTATCAAGGCATTTATAGAACAAGATCATGAATCACATATTGCAGTTCATATACAGTTTTTACAAGATCCATCATTAGGTGGTAATCCTGCTATGAAAGGTTCAGTTCCATTGATTTCTGCACATATTGCAGAACATGTTGCTTTATTATATCGACTTAGGATGGAAGCAAGTATTGGAATACCTATGCCAGAGTTACCAGATTTCAAAGATCCTAAGTACAAAAGCAAAGATATTAATCAAGATTTGGATAATTTAATAAGTCAAAGAGCAGCTCAAGTTGTACAACAAGCACCTCAAATGCAACAGATAAAAGCTTTACAACAAACTCAACAACAAAACCAACAAAAGCAAAATCCTTTACAATATGCTCAGCAGTTGGCACAACTTGAAGCTCAAGCTTTACAAGCAAGAACAAAAGCGCAAATACAAGCTGATCAGGCAAAAGCTAAGTCTGATATTCAGATTAAACAAGCTGAAGCTAAACAGGATTTACAGATTGACACTGCAAAAGCTCAAGCTGATTTACAAGCAAAAGTTGCTAAACTTGAAGCTGATTTAAAATTAGAAAGGGAAAAGACACAAGCTAAATTACAAATGGAAGCAATGAAAAATGCGAATAAGTGATGTATTAGCTTTAAGACCAGTTGATCCAAGTAAGTTTGCTGGGATGCAAAAGCCTAAACAACAGCAAGTTGATCCAAGAATGCAACAAATGTTAATGCAAAAGATGATGCAAGATAGACAAGCCAAAGAAAGAAACTTTGGTGCTTTAGGTAATTTACTTTCATTCCTTCAACAAACAGGGAGAAGGTAATGGTTACACAAAGAAATGTTGGGTTTATGGGAATACCTAATCCAGACAGACAAAAAGAATTATTTGAAGTTATTAATCAATACAAAGATCAAACTACAAATGTTTTAGATGCAAATAATCCTGACTATTTAGCTGCGATTAATGCAGTCAATGAAAAGTATGCTGACAATTTGTTTATGACACCTCAAGAACTTGAAGATTCAGGTTTTACAGGCTCTACATTTAATCTATTGGCAACTGGTGATCCTACAACTACGACAACAAGTGATCCTTTGAGTATGGGTAGCAATCAAGGTGCATTAAGCAATTTAGATGATGGCACAGATTCAAACGTAATGCAAGGTTCTAGTAATGTTTCTACAGTAACTGGTGAAAATGAATTTGGTGTGCCACTTGATGGTCCAGGATCTGCTTTTATCCCATCTGGGGTAATAAAAGATACCTCTGCTGATAATAATGAAGCTTTAACAGAATACGATCAATATGTAGAAGATCAAGACATTCCTATTGTATCTGATTATGCTGTATTTCCTGATCAAGGTTCTATGGGTGGATTTGATATTGGTGCAGGTGAAAGTCCAAGTTCAATTCCAGTGTATGTAGATGATGATGGAGTTGTTAGAACTTCAAGTGGATCAGAATTGAGTGCTCCACCAACTGTTTTACAGAATATTAAAGATTCAGCTGTAAGTCCACCAATGCAAGTTTTTGGCACTGTTGGTAATCAATTTGGTCAGGCTGATCAATATATAGACACTACTGCAGCTATGAAAGACATAGGGTATACTGATTATAGTCAACTAGAAAGATTAACTTATGTAGATAAAAATTCTGGAAGAGTATACAGCTATGATAATAATGACAAAGAATTTGATGGATTAGGTCCAAGTTATTATGGTGACACTGATTTAGAAGTTGTTGGGGGTGTTTATAAAGTTAAAGGTCATGATGATAAAAAAGCATTTTCTTTTACAGAAGAAGATAAAAAGAAATATGATTTTTCTGGTATATTGGGTAGTGATCCAGAAACATCAGAAGAAGCTGCAAGGCTTCAAGCAAAAGATGATAAGTCTGATAATGACATTTTTTACGAATATGAAGGTCGAAGATATGTAGATGTTACTGGCACTGGTCAAGGAATACCAGTTGGATCTACGAATATTGTACAAGGTAATCTTGGACTATCACAATTAGGTGCTCCAGATGTTAATGAAAAGGGTATAATTACAGGTTACAGTAATCAAACTGATCAAGGATTTTTTACTTCACCTGTGCTTGCTAAAACATATGAAGGTTATGTATCTTCTCCAAGAGATCCACAAACTGGCGAATATACTGCGGGTGTTGATATTGATACAAAAACTCCAACAGCAGGTACAAGTTTTACTGATAGTTTTTTAACATTGGGTAAAGATGCAAAGCCATTTGATGTTGGTCAATTATTTGGATTTGATTCAGGTAAAATTGTTATGAGTAATCCTGCTTCTAATCGTATGAATTTAGAATCTTTTTTTAATAATGTTAATTCACAAACTTTTGCAAATTATCTTAGAGGTCAACAAGATAAAATAGATCTAATTAATAGATATGGTTTAGGAGATATGTTATCAGGGTTTTATGGTGGTACTAAATTAAATCCAGATGGTTCAATAGCTTTAGATGAAGATGGTAATCCGATTAATTTTTTAAGTGTAGAAGGCATCAATTATATGAATTTAGATGGTGCTTTTGATTATACTTATGATAATGATGGCAAAATAGTGTCAATGCAACTTGGTGACAATTTTGAAAATGTATTTAACGAGTTTTTATCTGGTGAAGATGATCCACAAACTTTAGCTAATTTTGGTGATGCTACGACTGGTCAGTTTGCAAAGGAAACTGGTAAAGATGATTTTACAAAATATACAGATAATAATGGTGGTGGTGATGGTAAAGATGGCCAAAATGGCGATGGTGATGGTAAAGATGGCGATGGCAAAAATGGTGATGGTAAAAATGGCGATGATGATGATGATGATGATGATGATGATAAGACACCAGACGAGACAGAACCTTTTGTCGTAAGAGCTTATAAAGGTGGTGGTGTTGGACCTTTTGCGAGAAATTATATTTTTCAAAGATTTGGTTATACACCAACAGAAACAATTGATTTACTATTAAATTACGATCCAGTAGAAGGATTGTATTTCTTTGAAAATGGAAATCCAGTAGATCCTGAATTTTTAGATAATATGCAACTTACCAGATTAGATGATAAAGGTCAGGTTGTAAGAGATAATGATGGCAATGCAGTTAGAATGCCTAAAGTAGTAATTGAAGATAACACAACAACAGACGAAGGAGAATAAAATGGCTGAAGTAAACGTAGAAAACATGGAAGAAAATGCAGATCTTTTTGTAGAAAAGATGGGGTTTCCACATGATACAGAAGGTTTGGAATTATCTGATGACCAACTTGTTAACTTTTTATTGTTATGTCACCAGTATCAGTATGGTGTTGGAGAAGAACAGCAAGGGGAAATGGAAGAAGAAGAAGAAATGATGGATCATCATGATGGTGATGTAAAAGTCAAAATTATGAAAGTTGGTGAGGGTGACAATATCCAAGAAATGATGAACAAAATGTTAGGGGGTTAACATGCCATTTAGTAAATATTCTCCAAAACAAAAGAAATTGGCTGCACTTGCAGGTAATAAAAAGAAAATTACTTCAGCTGACTTAAAAAAGCTTAGAAAAAAGAAAAAGTAGTGAGCAAACTGCAAAAAATACCTATTTTTGGTGCTTTATCTGGTTTAATTAAAGAAGAATTAGTAGAGCCAACGATAGATAGATTTTTGCGTTCTGTTCGTGGTTATGGTGCATTAGGAGATTTACCTACACCTACAAAAGGTGTTTTAGATCCTGCTGAAATGGGTAAAACTAAATTACCCACTTTTGTTGAAGATATACCATTTAAAAGAACCGAATCAGGTTTATCTGTGCCAGAGAAAAAAATAAAAATAGAAGATTTAGAAGGTAGAGTATTGACACCTGCTTATGGTGATAGGACAAAAGCTGATGCTACATTGACAAAAGTTGACGATATTGAGTTAACGACACCAGTAAAATTAGAAGGTGGTCATGGATATATGCGTGAGGGTGAAGGTCTTTGGGCATCAGAATATCCTGCTATGAAATCAAAAGCTAGAGCTATGGAAAAAATGGATGATCCACTTATGGTTTATACTGCAATGGCAGGTCAGGCAGGTGATTTTTCCAAGATGATGTCTGATACCACTTTAGATATCATTAAAAAAAGTAACATTAGTAAAAAATCTGCTAAAGAATATGATAACAGAATTAAAAAAGAAGTTGATAAAAATTGGCCAGGTATTTTATCAGAAAATATTGATGAATATGTTGACAACATGGCAGGTACAAAAAGAAGGGAGCTTTGGCAACGTATGGATGCCAAGCAATATAGAGATTTAGGTTTCCCAAATTTAGGAGTGATTCGTACAGCAATATCCGATGCTGAATTGTTAACTGTTCCATCTTTTGCAACAGGTCGATCTATAGGACAACCTACTTCATTGGAAGTAAGACCATCAACTCATAGAACTTATGATACTGAAATACCTGGTGAATATATAGGATCTTTAGATTCTGATGTACCTGGTCAGTTAATCTTTAGAGATTTCTTTACTAAAATGGCACAAAGACTTAAAGATACAGGAGTATCTAATCCACAAAGAGGTTTTTTAATGACACCAAGTATTTCACAAAAAGTTGATCAGCAAATGATTGATGAAGTTAGTGAGTTTCAAGAATTAATGCAAGGAGCTAGGTAAATGGCTACAAAAAAGAAAAAACCTAAAAGAGATGCTTGTTATCATAAGGTAAAAGCTAGATATACTAGAGGTGGTGGAACTTGGCCATCTGCATATGGTTCAGGTGCATTAGTTAAATGTCGTAAAGTTGGAGCAAAAAAATGGGGAAAGAAAAGTGCCAAGAAAAAGAAAAAGTAGCACTAGTGGTGGACTTAGGTCATGGTTTGGTCAAAACAAGGGTAAAGGTTGGGTTGATTGCAAAACTGGTAAACCTTGTGGTAGAAAGTCTAAATCAAGTACAAAAAGATCCTATCCATATTGCAGACCGACTATGGCACAATGTAAATCAAAGGCTGCAAAATCAGCAACTAAAAGAAAGACATCTGCGAAAAAAGTTTATTTAAAGAAAAAAGGTAAGTGATGGCAAAAAAATCAGTAGAAGCACCTAAAGGATTTCACTGGATGAAGTCTGGTAATGGTTTTAAATTAATGAAAAATCCAACAGGTGGACATAAACCTCATAAGGGTGCAAGTAAAAAAGCAAGTTTTGAAATACAAACAATACATAAAAAATAATGGCAAAATACAAAGGTAAAAACGTATCACTTAATAAACCTCGTAGGATTCGCAAGGGTGAAACGAGCTATGGAAAAAAGAAATCTGTTGTTTTTGTTACTGATGGTGACAGAGTTAAACGTGTTACCTTTGGTGATCCTAATATGAGAATAAAAAAGAATCAAAAAGGCAGACGTAAAAACTTTAGGGCAAGACATAATTGTGATAATCCTGGTCCTAAGACAAAAGCAAGATATTGGAGTTGTAAGGCTTGGTAACATGGCAAAGAAAACAGCAATAAAAAAAGTAGCACAAGCTGAAATAAGAGCAGCTAAAAGTTTTTTAAAAAGAAGAAACATTGATTCGGATGAAGTTTCTCCTAAAAAATTTGCAAAGGCAGCTAAAGAATTAGATAAAAGTTTTAGTGAAACACTTAAAATACTAGCTAGAGAATTGTCTGGAGGTCAAGTCTGATGGTTCAGATAATCGGTGCTTTACCAGAAGGTGCTACATTTAGCGATATTTACAATGAAGATTTGGAAAAAGATCTTGTTGGTATGGCAAGAACTATGGGTCAAGGTGCAAGTTTTGGTTCTGCTGATGAAATAGAAGCATATCTTAGAAGTGTTATTGGTGATAAATCCTATAGCGAAAATCTTAACGTAATTAGAGAAAGTTTAAAAAAGTTTGATGAAGAAAATCCAGAGAAAAGCACAGCATTATTTTTGGCAGGTGTTGCACCAACTTTAGGTCTTTCTGCACCAAAATTATTGCAAGGCATTGGTTATTTAAAATCAGCAGGTGTTGGAGCACTTGCAGGTTTTACTGAAGGTTTTTTAAGTGGAGAAGGAACAAGAGATAGAATTGAAGAAGGAGCTACAGGTGCTATCATTGGTGGTGTAGCAGGACCTGCAATATTTGGTGCATCTCAAATTGCTCCTAAAGTAATAGATTTTGCTAAAAATTTAAAAAATAAATTAACACCAGATAAACTTACTCCTTCACAAGAACAATCAAAAGAAATTTTAAATTTACTTAAATCTGGCAAGGCAGATCAAGTTACTGAAGAGATGTTAGAAAAAGCTGATCAACAATATTTATACAAAAACTATGATTTACCTATGGATAAAGAATCAAGGTTACAAAGAGCAAAGGAAATGGGATTTGATGTTGATCTTCCACTTGCACATGGTACTCCATCAAGAGTTGATTTTAGCAGATTTATACCAAGTGACAGAGGTAAAGTAGGTCCAGGTGTTTATACCTCACCTGAAATTTATAAAGCAAATAAATTTGCGATAGGTGGTGATAATAGAATTATGCCACTATATGGAACTAATAATCCTGCACCAGATAATATAAGAGATTTAGCACATGGTTCACGTAGAAAAGCAGGTTTTGGTAAAAAAGGCACAGATGCATTCAATGAAGCTTTAGGTGATTATGACGGAATATTTGTTCAAGATGAACGTACTTTTAAAAATCCTAGTGATTTAAGATCTATCTATGCAAGATTTGATCCAAGATTAAGAAAGTTAGAAAATTTAAGTGCTGCTATTCCACTTGGTGTCTTACCATTTGTTGACGATGGCAAGACACCAGAATAAAGTTATCGGTATTTTTCAATACCTTTTTCTTTATGAAGATAAATGCCACGATTAACGTCAGCAGTTGTCTTGTACAAAATATGATTGCAAAGTGCTTGAGTGACTTCATCTAAAGTGTAACAACTAGCAACAGCATCATGTACAGTTTCGCCAATACGAAAAAGACAATAAGGAAAATCGCATTCATCTCGTTCAGGCTTGGATATTTTAATTAGTTTAAGACCACAAGCATTTGCGATCTTTTTTAAATTTAAGTATTGATTGTCCATGATAGACTCCTGATTTGTTTCCTTTCTCAAAATTTATAAATCTAATATATAGTGATTCGTTTTGTTTGTCAAGTTTTAATAATATAAGTAATTGTATTCATTTATTTTAAATTTATTTTATCCCTAGCACTTGACAAAGATTTTATTTCTGGTATACTGATTCGTATATTTAGAAAGGAAACAAAATGGCAAAAGGAATAAAAGGTAGAGGAAAAACTCACAGCTCTTCTAGAGGTTGGGAAAAAGCTTTAAAGAGAAAAGGTAATAAAAAAGCAAGACAGCAAGGCAAGTCATTTTTAAGAAAGGAAATATAAAATGAATATAACAACAGCAAAAGGATTATTTTTTTACACAAACACTTGGTTGTATCGTGCAGGTAGAGATGAAGATGGCACAGAGATCCATTACGAGGGTTATTGTACACAAGCAGAAGATTCTAGAGGTAATAGATGGAATCATAATAAAGTTTTTCTTCTTTCAGATTTTATTAAAAAAGCTGAAGGAGATACAACTAAAGCTAGAGAAATTCTTGAGCAAACAATGAGCGTTTTATTTGATAAAATGAAATCACATGTTGATAATGGTGGAAAGCTTAATGAGTATCTTTGGGAAGAAGATGAGCCTTGTTATGGATCAGATGCTTATTGCGATGCTTATGGATTTTAAAACTTGAAATATTTTTTATAAATGTTATCTTTGTGTCATTATGTTATTAAGATCAAAATTTTCAAAACTTTTAGAAGGAGCTAAAAAGATGATGCATAAAGGCACAAAGAAAAAAGGTGGAAAGAAAAAAGGTGGAAAGAAAAAAGGTTATTAATGACTGATAATAAAAAAGATATAGTCATACACGTAACTGGTGTTTCAATGTCAGGGGGTGTAAGAAATGACGATAACAGACCTGTTGCAGAAGATAAAAGAAAATCTGGAACAGAAGAAGCTAGAAATAGCGAAGGGGATGATTGAAGGTCGTATTTCCGATTTTGAATCATATCATAAACACGTTGGTATTGCAGAGGGATTAACTCAAGCTTCTGAAATTATCGATGATACAATGAAAAAGTTAGATAAAGAGGATGAATAACATGACTCATCACCATGCAATATTTAAAGACGAATCAACTGAACAGACAATTGGTTCGCATCAACTTCCAAAACCATTGAACTGGAAAGTATTAGTACAACCTCATCAAGTTAAAATGAAAACTAAAGGTGGTTTGTATCTGGCATCTCAATCAAAAGATAATGAAGAATATATGACTGCTCATGGTCGTGTTTTGTCTTTGGGTGATTTAGCCTATAAAGATCGTGATACTGGACAGTCATGGAGAATGACAACTGTGCCAAAAGAAGGTGACAGAGTTACATACGGAAAGTATGCAGGTCAGAAAGTTACAATTAATGGTGTACGTTTACTTTTGTTAAATGATGATGAAATTACATCTATTCTACCAGAAGATGTAGACGTTACCTCATACATAGCGACATAACTTGGAGAACGCAACCATGCAAGATCAAAAAGAAGTAATTGATGAAATTAATGATGAAATTAAAAAAGCTCAAGCAGATCCAGAAGAATTTCAAATAGAAATTACAGAAGATCCAAAGGAAGAAGCTAAAGACGTAGCTGAAGAAAAACAACAAGCAGAAGAACAACAGGCAGAAAAAGATGAGTATGGAGATAAAGTTCAAAAAAGAATAAAAAAGCTTGTTGATCAAAGAAGAGAAGCAGAAGAACAAACTAGATTAATGCAAGAGCAAAATGCTCAATTAAATGCTAGGTTATCTAGATTAGAGCAAGGATCAGAAAAATCTGCACAAAATGCATTTAAAACAAGATATGACCAGACGAAAAGAGCTTTAGAAAAAGCTACTGAAGAAGGTGATACAAAAGCAGCTATTGCTTTTACAGAACAATTGGCAGATATGAGAGCTGCATTGAGAGTTGCAGAAATGCAACGTCAACAAGCTCAACAACAATCTGTTTCACCAACTGTAGGCAAAGCTCAACAAACTGTGCAAAATCCTGCACCACCTAAAGCAATTGATTGGTGGCAGAAGAATAATTGGTTTAATTCACCAGGATTTGAAAGAGAAACTGCATTGGCAAGATCTTTTGATATCCAAATAGAAATGGAAGGTTTCGATAAAAATTCAGATGATTATTACAATGAATTAAATAATCGTTTACAAAAAGTTTTTCCTGAATTAGTATCAGGATCAAGTCCGACTAAGACTAAAGTAAAAAGTAGACAACCAATTGCACCTTCTACTGGTGGCTCGTCTTACAAGGGCAACAGAGTACGAATGAGTAAAGATCAACTTGAAATGGCTCGACAGCTTGGAATTAGTGATGAAAGAAGTCTTAAAAAATATGAATCTGAAATCAGAAAACAGCAAAGAGGTTAATTATGGTTGAAAATAGAAATATTCGTGCTAATGAAAATAGGGTTTCAATGCGTGAAGGTGAAGTAAGACCAGATACTGCATGGAAACCACCATCATTGTTGGATGCTCCAGAACCTCGACCAGGATATGTTCAACGATGGATAGCTACCTCGATTCAGGGTAAGGACACTCCAGACAATGTGTACAAACGTATGCGTGAAGGATGGAGTCCACGCAAAGCTGATACTGTGAAAGAGAAGTTGTATCCAACTATCAATCATGGACAGTGGCAAGGGTCAATAGGGATTGAAGGCATGTTGCTTTGTGAAATGCCAAAAGAAAGACATAAAGCACAGAAGGACTATTACAAAAATAAAAGTTCAGAGGCAAACCAATCAATCGCAGGTGATCTGGATGCGTTAGGTCGAAACAATGGACAGAGGATCTACCAAGATCGGACATCCAATTCTAGTCGTGGCAGGGATTTATCTGTCATGGAAGATTGAAACTTAACTCTGAGGAGATAAAATAATGGCAAACGTAAACGCTGCCTTTGGCTTAGTGCCAGTTCGCCATATGAGTGGTAATATTCCTCGTGCTAACAAATATACAATAACAAGTGGTTTGGCAGAGAACATCTTTAGTGGTGATCTTTGCATTCTTACAGCAGATGGTGTGATTACACCTCATACTGCTACAGAAACAAACAATATTGGTGTATTTGCAGGTGTGAGCTATACTGCTTCAGATGGTTCTTATGTTTATAGTGAGTATTGGCCAAGTGGCACTACTGCTACAAATATAATCGCATATGTATATGATGATCCATATATTGTGTACAAAATTCAGTCAGCAGGAACTCCAACTCAAGCAAGCATTGGCGAATGTGCTGATGTTGTTGCAGGTTCAGGTTCAACTGTTACTGGTAGATCAGGATTTAGCTTAAATGGTACTATGTCAAATGGTACTGCTACATGTAAGATTATAGCTTTGCATGAAACACCTGACAACTCAATGGCACAATATGCTGTTTTGGAAGTGCTTGTAAATGAGCACCTTCTCAAAGCAACAGCAGGTATATAAGGGAGATTAGACAATGGCTATGAATAGAGCACAATTTGCTAAAATGCTTGAGCCAGGGTTGAATACCCTTTTTGGTCTTGAGTATGATCGTTATCCACCAGAATATGAAGCAGTTTTTTCTGCTAACACTTCTACAAGAGCTTTTGAAGAAGATGTATTGTTACAAGGTTTTGGTAATGCACCAACAAAGAATGAAGGTGCTCCAGTTTCTTATGATACAGCTTCACAACAGTGGACTGCAAGGTATCAACATGAAACAGTAGCGTTGGCGTTTTCTATAACAGAAGAGGCAGAAGAAGATGGACTTTATGGTTCTATCGCTTCAAGATATACAAAGGCATTAGCTAGAAGTATGTCTGCCACTAAAGAAATAAAAGCGGCAACTATTTTAAACCAAGCAACAAATGCAGGTGTTTATGCAGGTGGCGATGGAGTAGCATTATTATCTACTGCTCACCCAACACAGAACGGAAACCAGAGTAATACTCTAGCAACCGCGGCTGATTTGAGTGAGACATCATTAGAGTCACTTTTAATTCAAATTGCAGATATGAAAGACGATAAAGGTCTTAGAATTGCGGCTCAAGGGCAAATGTTAATTATCCCTACTGCCTATACCTTTACTGCTCAAAGAATATTGAATAGTGAATTAAGAGTTGGTACTGCTGATAATGATATAAATGCAATCCGTTCTGGTTCTTATCTACCTCAAGGTTTTCACATCATGAGAAGATTAACCGATGCTGATGCATTCTTCATTAAGACTGACGTTCCAGATGGAATGAAAATGTTCCAAAGAAGTCCTTTGAAAAGAGGAGTTGAGGGAGATTTTGAAACTGGTAATGTTCGTTATAAAGTCCGTGAAAGATATTCTTTCGGTTTTACCGATTGGAGAGGCTTATTCGGAACAGAAGGCGCTTAATATTTCCTACGAGAGAGGGATTAATTTCCCTCTCTTTATATTAACCTTGACAGTTACATAATGTAGCTGACACTAGCCAAGACAAGGAGATTTACATGGCTAATACAACATTCAATGGACCAGTCCGTTCTCAAAATGGTTTTAAAACTATTGTTAAAGATGCGAATTCTGGTGCTTTAACAAATCAAATGACATTAGAAACATATACTGCAACTATTACAGTTGCTAATGGTGCAACCACAGGTAAAGAAACTGCAATAGGTATACCAGATAATTTTATACCAATGGCAGTAATGGTAGCAGTAACAACTGCATCATCAAATGCTGTAAATTTACAAGATATTGGAACAGACTCAGATACAGATGGTTTTGTAGATGGTATATCTGTAGCAGTAAACAGTGTAGGATTTAAAGGCTTTTTCCCATGTAATGGTGTTTTAGGAATGTCAGGTGGAACAACAACGGCATCTACTGCAACTGCAGAAGCAACTGAACTTGTTGTATCTGGAGACCCCGGTGGAGATACTGTTATTGTTTTAAAATTTATGGGTATTTCTAGTTCCGCTGATGCATCTTAATAGGAGGATTTAATGGCTGATATTACATCAAGCACTATTCTTTCTGAAAATACTCGCCAAATTGTAATGGCATTTCAATATCAATATGTAGATACTGGTAACGAAAGTGCAGTAACAAAAGTTGATGTTTCAACATTACAGAATAAT